CAAGCATCACCTGGACCTCTGGGTCTTTATGGGTCAGCATTAGGTTTGAGTTCCAACCACCACCCAAGTCGGGTTGCTGATTGCGCCGGTGTTGATGTACAACTTACCGGCAGTCGAATCAACATATAAAGAACCCGTACCGGCAAAGTTATCACCCGTAGTGCCATTAACCGGAGCACCCGCGTCAACCATCACAACAACGTCATCTTCCATACGGATGTTGGCTTTGGTATAAGGAATGACGCCAGAAGGACCACCACCATCAGCGATGGGATCTTGCATCTTCAGGTCAAGGCCATACTCAAACCCTGAACCGCCCGTGGTCTGGGCCATGGCAACACCAAAGGCACAACGAGCAGTGGTCACACCGGAATCACCAGCCATAAACGCCATTACTGCGGCATCGCCAGACAGGGTGTTGGTGTTGATAATGCCCATCACGCCAGCCATCAGAGCGTTATTGGTGTAAGAACCGATAACCGCGAAGTTACCGACTACGCCAGCAATGTTATTGAAGTTGGTGGTAGGAAGGGTTGCAAACGGGGCACCGGTTTGGGTGCGTCCAAAAACACCATAGGCTTCACCAGGCAGTTGATAGTCACTTGAGCCAAATCCTACAGTTGGTTCTACACGAGCGTAGAAGCCATAAGCGCCGGTGCCTTGGTCAACTTCAATGACCTCGCCAGCGTTAATGGTGGTGGGTGTTACTGGATTTTGTGGGTCGGCATTGCCACCCTGATAGCCAGATCTAACTGGCCCAGAAAAAGTAGTACGTGCCATGACATTCCTTTCGTGTAGTAGCACATCCCCATACCGTCTCTACTAAGTCTGCCAAGCCAGTCTGTATGGGTAAAAATCTTGGGTCAAACACAACATACAACAAAAAGAAAAGGGGCGCAAGCCCCCTTTCTCTAATACATCAAGCCCCAGGGCTTCCAAACATTCCAAGCGGATCGGAAAATCCAAACGAGTAGCGCTCGCGACTCTTGTAACGAACGTTCCCTGTATCAAAATCCCCGTCCATTGAGTTCGACAGCGGAGTCCGCACAAAGTGCTTCATACCGTTGGGAACATCCGTGGTCAGGAACCAAGCATCCGTGTCTGTCAACCAGTGGTTGATAGCGTAACCGCCAGGGATAGCGCCGTTATTCTTCAGAGCGTTGATGTCGTTGTCAGCGGTACCGACGCGGAGTTCAGTCTCAAGAAGACGGGTTGCTACGAACTGAAGGTTTGTGGGGATGATCAACTTACGGGGCTTAGCAGCGATCAGCAGGCCACGCTCGTCGGTCCACAGGGAGATCTGAATGACTGCCGCCTCAAGGGAGGTTTCAGACAGGTCTGCTGGGGTTGCGGGAGTGTTGCTGTTGGTGCCACCAGAAACCAGCGGGTGAGCCGTAGAGAACAGAGCGACACCATCACCACCGGGGAAAGAAGCACTAAACCCGTTGTTCAGGGTGGATGCGCCTTTTACCTCTTTGGTGTACGCCATAGCACGGGCCAGCGACTTGGTATAGCGCGATGACAGGGAGTCATAGAGGTTGTCCTCAATAGCCTCTTCAGTCAGCGAGAATCCAAGAGCAATGGTCTCGTGGGTATAGCGAGCGGTGAACACTTCCTGCGCGTTATCGTAGGCAATTGCGCTGCCTTCGTTCTTCACCGGGGCGGCGGAGAAGCCAGACAGTTTGGTTTCCTCTTCAAACGAGCGCTCAGAAGTTTCAGTCTCATAAATCTCCTTGTACTCTTCGCCGTAGCGAGCGTACTCCAGACCAAACAGGGCGTTCAGTCCAGGGAGCAACTCTTTCAATAGTTGTGCGCGTGAAATAGCCATGATTTAGCTCCCTTATACGCCAGTTGAGTTGTTGTACTGGTGCATAGTCGCATTAATCTTCACAATGACTTCTGGGAAGTTATCAGCCGTGGTTTCGGTATCCCTAACCACATCAATAATACGAATAGGCAGAGTGTTCGTTGTGGCGGTTGAATCCAAAATTGCTACTTTAGAATCTCCCGTGGTTGTCGAACCTGCGTTTTGCACCAATGTTGCATTGTTTCCAATTGCAGTAATACCAACACCACTAATAACTGTGGTGCCAGAAACTACAGCGACTTGGAACAACGTATCAGGATCATCAGCAACGTAGGCAAAAATCTTTGTGCCTGACTTAATTGCTTGAGATGCTGGATAAAACTGTTGAAATTGAACTTGACCGGTAGAACTGTTTGTGAAAGTAACACCAAGAAACACGCCACACGGTGTTGCTGTGGTCGTTCCTGTGTCTTTCTCAATCGTTCCATCGGACACCCTTTTTACCAGATCACCATAGAAAATGTTTGTAGCATAGCCACTTGCAATTTCCATCAGGCGAGTCTGTCCCGCATAGACTTGTCCGCCAATTAGATTGACGGGCTTTAGTCCATATGGGGCTGATACCGTAGGATAAGCCATATTAAACTCCTAAAAGTTAAATTCCTTTTCCGAACGACGTCGAAGTTTTACGCTCTTTAAATAGCGGCATCCTTGGGTCGTTCTCTCTCATTAAGTTGTTGTCTACAGCTTCCATGTTGTCTTTGGCCGCTTTGCCAAAATAGGCAGCGCGTTGATCCCTAAACTCCTCTGGCATTTTGCAGAGCAACAACTCACCAATTCGGACATTATCCGTTTGCTTGATTCCAGCCGTTACCAATGAGCGGTACTGGGGCTGCTCTTCAAGCTTTACTGGCTCCCAACCTTCGCGGAACTTAGACGAGACGTTGCGTTCATCGTCTTTTCCATCCAGAACCGTGCGTACCCAGCGGTACACATATCCAGGTTCTTTCTGAGGTTCGGGTATCGCGTCTGGGCGTTGCCATTTTTTCGGACGCTCCGTCCTAGAGCGAGTTTCTAATTCACGAGCAAGTCGATTTTCAGCCATTTTGCACTCCCGATTTCAAAAATTCCCGAGCATATTGCTCCGGGGTTATGCCTAGTTTTTTGATTAGGCTCATTTGCGATGGGGAGAGCTTGACTTTCTTGGGGGCCGTGCTTCTCGTCGCTGGTGCTACAACCGTTGCCGGTTTAATCTCTGTACGCTCTGAAGATTTTGGCTCTTCTTGCGTTTCAAAGTACTCAGGAAACCTGCGCTTCATCGTATTGTTGACAATGCTCCAATACTCATCCGTGCCGGTAAACTGAACACCTTTCTCGGATTCTAACTTCTGATGTAGTCCTAATGCAAGTGCGGTCATTTCGGGGTCAGTTCCAAACCAGGTATTCTCCTGTCGCCATTTGGCAGTTCTTGGCTCCAAAGGCGGGGGTTGAGGTGGCTGGGTTTCTGCCTGCTGAGGGGTTGCCTGGGGCGGGGGGACGTAGCCTTTTAGCCTTTCTAACCGATTTGTGGCGGTAAGAAGTTTCTTCTGGGCTTCCATAAGCTTCTCAGAATCACCCGCTTCGTAAGCCTCTTTGTAGGCCCGTTCTGCCATATTCATCTCTAATTCGGCTGCGCTTGTGGCAGTCATTACTAGAGACTTCTCGCCCTCAGTCAGCTTAGACTTCAGCGACTGATTTTCCTGCATGACCTTCTGAGCTAGAGCAACAGCCTCTTGTTGTTCACGTAAAGCCGCCTCTTTTTCTCGGCGCTCGTCATGCCAGACCTTTTTCATTTGCAAAAGTCTGGTTTTAACTTTGTCAGAGTATTCTTCTAGCTCATCTTTCTCTAGCTCTTCAACGATTTCCTTGGGCATAGGCTCGCGCCCACGATCCTCTGGCGGCGTATCGTCTTCAATTTCAAACTCAAATTCCTTTTCCTGCTCTACTTGTTGGTTCTCAGCCATTTCTTACTCCTATTTGCGAGAGATACCGCGAGGGTCTTGCACTGTTCCCTCAACAGAATCGTCGTTGATAAGCCTGAACTCTCGGCCATGAATCTTTAGCCTAGAGCCAGTATGGGGGCGAACTAATACGAAATCACCCACCTTGCACCACGGGCCGGACGGAAACCTTTCTTTGTCTTGATAGCAATCTGGACCCATCTTCATAACCCACAACACCGTAGTTAGTAGCTCTTCATGCTGTTTTGTGATGTCAGCCTTAATAAGCCCACTATCAAACGTGTCGTCAATCTCAGGTATTGCACAAAGGATGTGGTACCCAACAGGATCAGGAAGTTGTCTAGCCTTTTCTTCTGCGGTTTCAGGCAATACCGTTGCTTCGTTTGGATCGTCTGTAGACCCAATTAGTATTTCATTCACTCTTATTTATCCTTTCAGAAAGTTCAACAACTTTGTTTCTAGCAATTAAAAGCCCACGAACTGCCCCACAGGAATGTTTGTATTCCTCATAGGTTTTAGCGTTACCAGCCGCTAAATCATCAGACAAAACCCTAACTTCTTGGTCTATTTGGTTGACCAGCCAATCTAGTTCTGTCATTTAATTCCTCCATTTCTTTACCCATTTCAAAACCCATTTTGACGCCTTCGATCTCTTGCCTTACAGCCTCAGCAGCTTCTTTGAACTCCTGTTCCGTTTGGTCTTTAGCGATCTGTGCACCAAGTCTTGCACCATCAACTTCTGCCTGTGTCTCAATGCGCATGCGCTCTGTCTCAATCTGCGCAGCCTTGAGTTGGGCATCCACTTGATCTTTCTGTGCTTTACGTTGAACTTCAGCGGCTTTGAGCTGTAGTTCTTGTTGCTGCATCTGCACAATCGGATCTTGTGCTGCTTGCTGTGCCTGCTGCTGCGCCATCATGGCTTGGTTGGCCTGTAAGAGCTTCTGTGCTCCAGCAGCCGCCAGACGGGAAATCTCAACCTCAAGTTCTTCAGGCATCTCCTCATCAGGCTTGGGATAAGGCACGCCAATCTTCTCTTCAATGTTTTTGCGGTACTGGAAGGCAAAGTGCTCCATGATGTGCGCCATTGCTGCAGCCATCATTGTCTGAGCTTGTGGGTTTTGCCCAACAATCTGTGCCGTAACCGGGTCTTGAAGCATCGACATGTGGACCGTGATGTGGGCTGCGTGGTCCTGATAGATAAACGCCTTGACCGGCTTGCCGTTGAGTATGTCCATGTTTTCAGAGACTGGATCTCTTGGCTTCTGGTCATCTTCCGTTGGCACT